TATTGATAAATATCCAATCGACCACGCTGAGATCCAGAAGAAGTGCGACAGCTTAGGTATCCCATTTGTTGTTTGCCGGTCCAAGTCTGGAGGAGCACATTTATACCTTTTTATGAAGGACTGGGTTCGGGCGGTGGACATGCGTGACCACCTGACAGAGTTCTCTGCCGTGCTTGGATATTCGGGGTGCGAGGTTTTCCCAAAGCAGGATCAGATTCTTGCTGATCGGGGAGACGTTGGCAACTTCATCAACCTGCCATACTTTGATCATCAAAACACACTGCGGTATGCAGTGGATGCTAAAGGCAACGACCTGTCTTTGGAGCAGTTTCTTGATGTGGTCGATAAACGGCAGACCACTATTGAGGATTTGTCCAAACTATCTTTTGAGTCCAAGGAGCAGGAGTTTGATGGCCTGATACCATGCATCAAATATATTGTGATGATGGGTGTCGGCGAGGGTGGCCGCGACAACACTATGCTGCATACAGGAATATTCCTGAAAAAGAAATACCCAGATAATTGGCGCAAGAAGATGGAGGAATGGAACAACAGGATCTGTATGCCACCGCTCCCAGCCAATGACATTGTCCGTCTGCAAAAGCAGGTGGAAAAAGACAAGTATGGTTACAAGTGTAAAGACGAACCGATGGCCAGTTACTGCAACAGAGATCTGTGCATTACCATGGAACACGGTGTTGGTAAGTCAGCCGCTATGCCATCAATGGGTGGTCTAACCATCCTACAATCAGAACCTAGGCTTTACTTCCTCGATGTCAATGGGCAACGACTTGAACTTTCAACTGAGCAGTTGCAGATGCCAACGCTCTTCCAACGAGCCTGCATGGATCAGATTAGTTTCATGCCTCCCGCGATGAAGCCAGGGGACTGGCAGGTGCTGGTGAACAACCTGATGATGAACGCTACAAACATTGAGGTGTCGCCAGAGCTGACAATGACAGGGCAGTTTGAGGAACTTCTGGAGTTCTATTGCACCAGTCGGATTAGGGCGCGGTCACCAGAAGAACTGAAGTTAGGCAAGCCGTGGACAGAGAACGATCTTATTTACTTCACGATGAAGGGTTTGCAGGAGTTCCTGCGGACACGAGGCTTTCAAGCGTTCAACAGACCCCAGTTGCAAGAACGACTGAAGCGTTTGAACAATGGAGGCGAATGCAATGGATACTACAAACTAAAAGATGAGTCGGGCAAATGGCACAACATTCGAGTGTGGTGGGTGCCTGAGTTTGAAGACACTGAGATTAAATTACCAAGCAACAAGGAGAATATAGATGACATCCCTTTCTAACGATCAATACCTGAAGGTTGGAGACCTGACGGAATGGTTGGGTGTTTCTCGCTCTGCCATATATGTCTGGGTAAAAGAGGGCCACTTCCCAAAGCCTGTTGTGTTGGGTCCACACACGGACAAGAACAGCACAACGAGATGGCTGCGGTCAGAAGTTGAGGAGTGGCTGGCTGATCGACCCAGAGGCAAGGTCGATGACGAATGAGACACTGATCTTCGGACCACCAGGCTGCGGCAAGACCTATACCCTGATCAACTTGATAAAAGAAGAACTGTCAAGAGGCACGCCTCCTGACCGTATTGGCTTTGTGTCCTTCTCAAAGAAGTCTATTGAAGAGGCTCGCGCTCGCGCTGGCTCCGATCTTGGATTGACCGAAAAGGATGTTCCGTGGTTCAGGACACTACATTCCATTGGCCACCGCTGGCTAGGCTACAACCATGAAGACCTGATGAATGCTTACGATTTCAATATGCTTGGTAGGGATCTGGGCATGGTCTTTGATGGAAACACGGCGAGGGCAATGGAAGATGGCTTGGTTCCAATGTCCAACAAAGAAGGCAACAAATATCTGGAAATCATATCCAGATCTGCCATGCGCTGCATCTCTCTTGAAGCTGAGTTCAATGACCGCGCTGACTACAGTCTGTACTGGGAGAATGTCGAGCATATCGCAAAGGCATACAGGTCGTATAAAAAGGAGGCCATGAAGCACGACTACACCGATATGGTGCAAGAGTTCGTGAGGCAAGGCACGGCACCCACGCTAGATGTTCTCATTGTCGATGAAGCACAGGATCTAACGCCTTTGCAGTGGCATCAGGTGGTTGTGCTTAAGCAGCACGCTGATCGTATCTATTATGCTGGGGATGACGATCAATGTATCCACCGCTGGAATGGCGTGGAAGTCAGCAACTTCATGAACGCCTGCGACAACAAACAGATTCTTAACCAGAGTTATCGGGTGCCGAAAAAGGTGTTCGACCTAGCCAACAGTGTGGTTCAGAGGATCGGGTATCGCCAGCCCAAGGAATGGAATCCAATGGATCGTCAGGGGGATATCCAGTGGTATTCAAGTTGGCACGATGTGGACACGGATCAAGGTTCGTGGACCATCATGGGGAGAACCAACAACATAATAGCCAAAGTAGCTACTCAACTACGCAACGATGGTCAATTGTTTCGCATGTATGACCGCCTCAGTTTCAACGAGGATTTTCTCAAGGCGATGAATGTCTGGGATCGTTTACAAAAGGGTGAGGGCGTAAGCCTTGAAGATGCTCGTGAGCTGTACAAGCAAGTGCCAAAGCAAGGTTCAAGGGCCGTGATCAAACGAGGCGCAATCAAGTCCCTCGATACTGTGGATCCTCAAGCGATATATAATTATGAGGATCTAGTTCGTGATCATGGCATGTTGTCGCAAAAGTCTACCAGTTCCGAGGATATCGTAAACATGTCCCCAGAAGAGCGCACCTATCTGGCGGCGATCAAGCGGAGAGGCAACATGGAAGCAAGGATCAGCCTGTCTACTATCCACCGCATGAAGGGCGGAGAGGATGACAATATCATGTTGTTTACGGAATCATGTTACCCAGCAGTCAAAAACCCTGAACAAGACGATGAGCATCGTGTGTTTTACACAGGTATCACAAGAACAAAACACAATTTACATATTGTGGATCCAGAATGTAAGTACAGGTATGAGATATGAGACGAGACGAGTTACTCAGCACAGCAAAAGATTTAGTCTATGGAATCAGGGCGCAAGAATACGGCGATGCCTATGAAAACCATAAAAATATTGCTAAACTCTGGTCTGTTGTATTGGAAAAGGAAATAAGCGTAGCACAAGTTTACCAGTGTATGATCCTTCTCAAGGTTGCTCGGTTGACAAACACGCCGGAACACAAGGACTCTTGGGTTGACATCGCTGGCTACGCGAGTCTTGGAGGAGAGATAGATGGCGCGGAAAGAGAGTAGCCAACTAAGTTGGCTTCATCGTATGGATATAGATACATTCGATGAGGACTGGCTCCCGCCATCAGAGTTCCCAGATCTGCGCAACTCAAGTTACATTGCCATTGACTTGGAAACAAACGATCCAAACCTTATGGAACTAGGGCCAGGATGGTGTCGAGACGATGGATTCATCGTAGGTGTTGCGATTGCAGCGGGGGATTTTGTTGGGTATTACCCTATCGCCCATGAGGGTGGGGGCAACATCCCGCAGAGTAAGGTCATGAAGTGGCTACAGGCACAGCTTGCTACGCCCCACATCCCCAAGATCATGCACAACGCCACCTACGATGCGGGTTGGTTGCGCTGGGCCGGAGTCAAGGTTGAAGGTACTATTATTGATACCATGATCGCCGCACCTCTGCTCAACGAGAACCGTTTCAGTTACAGCCTAAACAACCTATCGCGGGATTATCTGAACGAGCGCAAGGACGAAAAGACGCTTCGTGCAGCCGCGGCAGACCACGGCTTCGATCCGAAAGGTGAGATGTGGCGGCTGAACTCACGGTTTGTCGGCAAGTATGCGGAGAAAGACGCTGAACTCACGTTGAAATTGTGGAACAAGTTTAAAGTTGAACTAGAACAGCAAAGCCTGATGACGGTGTTTGACATGGAAACGGCCTTGATACCTGTCATGCTCGACATGCGGGAGCGTGGTGTGAGGGTCAACATGGACGGCGCTGAACAAGCCAAGGCAAGCCTGATCCACGCAAAGAAAGACCTTGTTGCCGACATCAAACATGAAACAGGCCTGCAAGTCGAACCGTGGGTTGCTACCAGCGTAGCCAAAGTGTTCGATCATTATAATCTGTATTATGATAAAACAGAAAAAAACGGACAGCCGTCCTTTACGAAAGCCTTCCTACAAGCCTCCCCGCACCCTATTGCAGCAAAGATCCTCCGGCTTCGGGAACTTGACAAGGCAAGCAACACATTCATCGACAACATCCTTAAATTCTCACACAAG